AACCTTGTACTTCTGACCCAATAGATGGTAGCCACGATTGGGCAATGCTATCTATTTCCTCTGGCTTGAAGTGACCAGACGTACTCAGTATAGAACCAACAGAGTTACGTACAGCCGCACGTTCTGCTTCAGCCTGTAGCGGATCAGTGATGCTGTTTAGGCGTGGCATATGCGCAGTCATCAAACGAGTCGCGTTGTATATCGTTTGGTTGCGTAACTTATCTTTACTGGTCTCAGCTTGATCAGTCCGATACTTACTCATATTGGCTTGATTTTCAATCATGTAAGCCTTTTGAAGATTGCGAAACTCGTTGTTCGATTTATCTTCAAGACCCTTGCGAGTAATCTCTTCACGCTTAATTTTGGCATTGATAAGGTTACTGCGCTCAGACTGTCCTTGACGCAGTGCGTTTAAATAGCCAGAGCCAAAACCAGTAAATGCACTTCCAAACCCAGAAGATACTGCCATAATTAATACCCCGCGTTACGGCCTACGTATGGGCGCGTGTTGAATCCGGAATTTTCAAGCTCGTCATATTCATCATATGGATCTTGAGCCAACTGCATATTGCCCATACGCGGTCCACCTTGACGAGGTATGTATTGCATTTGGTTTGTAGGATAGGAATAGTCACTAATTTGTGGCCGTTGCGGATTGAATCCTTGATAGGATTCATCCTGCATCAATTCTTGTGCTATACCAGCACTATCAGTTGCTCCAGTTCCTTGAAACGATCCAAGTCCAGTGGAATCAGATGATTGCGGGAACAACGCATTCATGTAGTCACGGTTCTGCCTACGTGATTGCTCCATACCAGCGGCTGTACCAGCCATGTTCATCACGCCACCAATCATGCTGGCTTCTCGATCTCGGTTCTGCTGAGACATTGCATCAGCACGAGCCTTCTCCTGTGCGTTAAGGTTGTACAGGTTTTGATCCAGGCCCATCATTCCTTGACGACCTTGATTGTAGTAGTTATCGCCACGATTGATCTGTGAACCAGCCATACCAGCCAATGCCTGAATGTATCCAGGCTGTGAGTTCATGTTGTTCTGTGCGGCGTTGTAAGCCCCCTGTGCCATACCACCGACAGCAGCTTGATTAATACCACCATAACCTGCCAGTGCTTGACCACCACCAACCATTCCGCCCGTTGCCTTCATCCTGGCTTCAGCAGCACGACGAGCGTTTTCGGTGTTAGCCGCAGCTCCAGCCATCTGCCTGGTGTTGTACTCAGTTGACAGTCCGCGATCAGCAAGTTCTTGCATCTTGCCAATCTGTGCTTCAAGCATTGGGTTGTACTTATCGCGAAGGGCTTGCCCAGTACCCATGTCTGCGCCGTACGTCCCACGCATACCCATGAGGTTGTTCTTGGCTTCACCCATAGCCACTTGTTGTGCTGATGGACCACTGTGTCTACCAATACCAAGTGATTTACCAAGGCTACTAAAACCTTTTGACAGGTACGGCATAGCAGCCATTGCCGCCATACCCCAAGGTCCACCAAGAAATCCTGCGGCTTGACCACCAAGCGCACCACCGAGGAGTTGCTTAGTGCCGTATTTCATAAGGGCAGACTTACCAAAGTCCATAGCTGCACCACCGGCAGCTTGACCAAAGTTTTGCCCATTCATCATGCCCATTACGGCATTAGTACCCATGCGACCAAGCGGCGTACCCATTGCCTTATTAAAGTTCTTAAACTGACCGCCGCCACCCATCATGCCCATACCGGCGCCTTGAACACCGTTTCCCATTTGCCTTGGATCAAAGTCATACATACCATCCATTGGATTTTCGTCTTCTGGATATGCAAACATTCCTGGTCCATTTGTACTCATTACGCTACCTTTGCCCATCCATTAAAAGATCCGACCTTGATGCCTACGAACATCGCGGCTTGATATTGCGATGACAAGTTTGTAAACGAAGACAGTTTGTAGATTGTTTCACCAGCCACTGCATTAATAGTAACAGTAAAAGCCGATGAATCTGTTTTCATTACTATGCACAGTTTACCAACACCACTACCGGCAACCGGTAATGTCACCGTAATAGCGGCAGCACTGGCATCAGCCATAACTAGAAGTGGAGAATCGTAGAACGCTTCAGTTGCTGTAATTACTTTTGTAATTATGTTTACAGGAGCATAAGGCAACAATGGCGTACCAAACACTGTAGTCGCATCAATAGAGACATTTGTCATTCCATTGAGTGACCCACTATTAGTGGTACCACTACTACTTGCTGATGAATTGTCTGGATAGATGATGTCAATTGACATTAGAGTGACCGTGCAATTCTTGCATCCGCACAATGGATGTGTGATGCATACAGCCGATTAGCCGTATTAGACCATCCGTAAAGGTTAATCTGCATAACTGTGGCTAGTGTGTTTCTATTAATACTCCGAATAGCAAACGTGCGATTGAAATTAATAGGCACATACCATGTTCCAGTTCCATGTTTATTTGTACCGGTTTCATCCTGTATAGCCCATCCAAACGCAAACCCATGAGATGCTCCTATAGATCCTGTAAACGCAGAACTGATTGCCGATCCATCCAGGTTTTTAACAACAAACGATGAACCAGACGCGGACGATACTAAGTAGTATGTATTCACAGTTACATTGGTAACCACGTTCTTGGTCAGTAGTACTAAGTCATTAGCTTTGAATGTATTGGTTGCAGTTATCGTTGCTCCAGTAAAGTTACCGGTTACTCCTGTAACTCCTACTCCTGTGTACATATGGCAATCAAGTTGCGATACGCGATTTTGATTGTAGTACGCAATACCTTCAGAATATGTCTGACCATATTGGCGAGTAGTCAATGACCAATAGATAGGGTTAGTCGTTGTTGTAGTTTGCATATCCACAGTGCTTACAAGTTTATAGATCTGACCATTAGTTCCAAGAGCGTAGAAGTCTGCTGTGTCATTACCAAAACTCATCGATACACCACCGGTAAACCCTTGAAATGTATCTGGAACAGTTCCATACGTTGACGTAGTAGGAATAGTCCTCCATCTAGTCCAACCATTGGTGCGTGTGTCATAAACGTAGATGTACGTGTTTACAGAATCACCAACACCAGGTCCAAATACAAACAATCGTCCATTATGGATTGCGTAACTTATTCCGCGATATGCCGCCGCTGTTAAGTCTGGGGCGCCAGTTGCTTTATCCATCGATAGCATCTTACGTAGTTCCATACTTCTTGGAACTATGCCTCCATTGGCATATTCAACAACACCAATAGGGCTTTGCCACATCAACTTACCAAAGACCGACATTGCAGCCTTGGGCGATATACAGCCCGTAGACGCTTCTGTAATCATTGACTGAATAGTAAAGTTAGATGGATCCCATCCAAGGACTGGGTAGATACTACGTTCCCGTATAACAAGCATTGCCGCAGATGTGCTGTTATTGAAGAACATACTATCGCCACCGTATGACAGTAACGTAACAATCTTCTCGTTATCTGCTTTAGAGGAAAGAGTAAAACTAGTACCTTTTGCACTAAAGTTAGGGTCAGTTCCATCCGGAACCATAGTAGTGTAAAGCGAATACTCATTACCAAAATTTAGAACCCAGGATCCATAAACAGTATTGCCTTTTGATACCCATAATCTTTTTTGATGAATTGTAAGCGCTGTACATCCATTAGGGAATTGATCACGCCCAGGTTCAAAGAAGTAACCTTGATCGTACGGCGCACCTTCGTAGAACAAGTCTCCGTCTGGGACATTGTCAAATAATGTAATCTCATTCCAAGTACCTGATGTAGTCACAGATGTAACTGTTGATGTCCAGTTAGTACCAATACTCGATGCGTTGATTGGTACAACAGCAATCAGACGGAATCTGCCATCTGGGAATACGCCGTTGGCTCGGCGATATACAAGTATGTGGCTGTACTTATACGTAGATGCCGCAGTATATGCAGGATTGTGCCTTAGCCATACATTCGTCGTGCCAGTAAACGCAGTCACGTTTTTGATAGCAAAACTTAGCACCGCAGGTACATTTGCAGTTAATACAACCGTACGTCCAGTAACGCCATTTGAATCTGTGTATGTCAGCGTTCCAGAAGACGTTGAAATAACAGATAGTTGGTTAGACGCTGGAATAGTATCTGTAACAAACTCACTGGGTGTTGCCGATACTACTAGAGGATAAGTGTCCCACTGTAAGTCAGATGCCGGTGATGCTTGAGGGTTTAAAACAATAGATGTTTTACTATAAGCTGCTGTCGTGCTTACTGAATTACTTACATTGCACGGTAATGTTTCCAGGCCCGTTTGATACGTTGTGCCTTCATGATACGTTGGCGGTCGAAGGTTTATTTGATCACTGCTGTACCACTTAGTGAATGTGTACTCATATGTCGTGTTTGGTGTAAGGTTGCCACTACAAACAAGTTCTCCAATGGAGAAGAGTACGGTGTTGTTTATGACATCAGGGTATTCAGTTTCACAACGAACATATACGTATTGAATGTTATTTCGTTTGCTTTGCGAAATACCGTAAATCTTCCATGTCATATATCCTTTATCAGGATCATAAATTCCATAGCCAGTCCACTCAGGTGCCGTTGCTCCAGTATTCAATAGACCTAAACTAAGGTACGGAAGATTGGTTTTGATTGCTGTGGGGAAGTCCATCCGTAAACTAATGGTGTCTTCTTTACTAAAGTCAACTTTAGTCAAGTTGCTAAATCGAACACTAGTGCCTTTTATGTATCCAGCGGCCGCTGGGCTAATGGAGTCATTAATCTGTTTTGCACGTATGTTTAGAAGATTCTGTGTGTCAAGTGCATTAGTCAGGTCCGGCACTACGTGATCAAGAATTGCCCACAAACCTACCAGGTCTACAAAGATACCTTGATCACTACCAGTGCTTTGTGCTGGGTTACCAGTCTGTAGTTTGATGGATACCTTTGAAATTGTACTCGCCCAAGCTCTTAGATCAACAACTACAGTAATTGCTTTCCAGTCAGATGTACTGGTCGCTACAGCAGGAGATATGTTTTGTGTAAATACTGCGCCAGGGATTGCTGTACTAGAACTATCTTTACCAGTAACAGTAATGCGAACAGACTGGTTTCTAGGAGCAGTCATACTGTCGTTGTTGAACATGACGCACTTAAACAAGAACAGTGCGTTCTTCCTGGTTTCGCCGTTGTATGTGTACGTTGGAATATTCTTATTGAATGATTCAACTACATCACCACCGCCATCAAGCAACATAGACTTAGAGCCTGTGTCGTATGAAAGGATAGTTCCAGCACCGCCATACCATTGGCTAGACGTTACGGTTTTTACAGTAGGACTTCCAGTAGATTGCCAGTAAACACCACTTGGGTTTGACCCAGCGGTATCAGACTCAAACGTGTACCCAGTAGAGGTAACAGTGTTAGTGATGACTTCAACATTGCCAGCATTAAAAAATGTAGCAGTGGTTACCGGGCTTCCAGTAGTTGCCGGTGTAAGGACTGCACCTGTTGGTGCTACACCAATTGAAATTGCTGTTCCTGAGATTGATCTTACGTAATAAGTAACGCCAGCCGTAATGTTAGTTGGTAATCCTCCACCGACATTACTAAATGTAACCGTAGATCCAACAGCAACATATGACGATACATCTGTGGCACACGTGACAGGTGTTGGACCTGACACTGCAAAAGTGACTACAGAAGTAGCAACTTGATAGTTTGCAAACGCAGGATCAAAACCTGTGGACAGAGCATTGTCTATGCCACGAAGTGAGAATGCGTTATACGTTGCCGATGTTGTAGGAGTTAGTGCCGCTCCTCCAGCAGCCGCACTAACCTGGAATGCACTACCAGATAAGCCAGTTGCTCTAACATAGTAGACGGTGTTTGCTAACAATACGGTGTCTTGGGAAGCTGCAAAGACAATAGGCTCGTTTGCTACAAAAGTATTTATTGACGTAATTGACGCAGTTGCTGCAAATGTCACAGACGTGGCTACTTGAGCGATAGGTCTAATAGGAGTCGTAATGACTGTTGCTTTAGGTGTGACTAGGTCGGTACCATTTGAGGATGCTGGCTTTACCGTTGGTATAACATCAAGCGTGGTTCCATCTGTTCGGAACACGTTTCCGCCACCTTCACCAGGTACGCCATAAACGAACTTACCAAACTGCACCATGCGAACTTTTGCTGGATCAGCAGTTACGGTTCCAAGTAATGTTGTAGAAGTACCACCAGTTACAAACTTGCGAATATTAGCTGTCGTACTACCAGCAGTACCCTCAGCAAAGATGATGAAGTTGGATGAGTTGTCTGCTTGACGATAAGCAACAGGCTCGTAACTTGACACCAGGCCCGACAATGATGTTAGTTGCGCTTGCCATCCTGGCCTGACTACTAATGCACCACCATCGTTCCAGACATTAACAGCGTCTTGCACATAACCGTCTTCCAGGTTGTTGGCTTGAGTATTTGTGTTTATACCAATGAAACGCCGATCGCCAAACGTGTAGGTTTGCCTAACTACATTTGCGCTACGTGTATTATCTGCCATTAGTCACAAGATCCTCTTCTCCATTGTAGTACAAGGGTTTCATTGCTTTTGAATGCATTGTTCAATGTAACCGTAGGAGTAAATGTTGATGTCAATGTCTGCCATGTAATGTAGGCATTGACTAGTGAAGTTGATGGATTCCATGACGTTACTAACGTACCATCGTTTTCAAATAGATATACCGCTGTTGGCGGATAACTAAATGCTACAGCATTTGGCTGTGAGTATGTGTACGTTGTAGTAAGCGTAGCCGCCACGTTATACAACGGCATCAGTGTAGTGTTGTAAGTCCACAGTGAACCGTGCGATGAAGTAGCAAGTGCCAGGTCGTAGAAACGGAATACAGGTATCGTGAATGGGAATGGAAGTTGCTGTACTGTTACGCAACTTTGCTGATCCTTAATCCATCCACAAGACCAGTCGTATATGTTCTGCCAAGGTGGACATATACATAGCCGACTACCATTAGCGGAAATAGTCGATGTACCGACAATGGAACTTGATAAACCTAGCCCTGTTACCGCAGCAGTAACAGTTGCATTAGCAGACGTATTAACTGCAAGGAATTGAGCTGAAGTAGCCGAAGATTCTAATGTAGCAAAACCTGACTGCAATGACGTTACAGATATAACTGCGTTTGTCGTAGCCGTCGTGGCGTTGCCTGAAATCGATGACTGAACAGTTCTTAGTAAAGTACTAGATAATGTCGCATTACCACTCGTCAACGAAGCGGAAGGACGCTCTACACTTGCAGAGACAGTTGCTTGCCCAGAAAGTGAACTACTTGTACCTAACGAACGAATCGCTTCTGTTGTTGCAAATCCAGAAGTAGTCGTAGTAACTGGACGTGTTACGTTAGATGTAACTGTCGCATTAGCAAAAAGTTGCGATAATACATCTTGAGATATAGACGATTGAACTGTAGCAAACCCACTAGTGTCAGTAGTTTTTAGCAGTGTTATGTTTGCAGTTAAAGTCGCAAATCCAGATGCATTAATTGCAGCTGATCCAACAGGAGTAGTAGTGACTGTGGCAAAACCACTAGTGGTTGTTGTAGAAGGTCTTTGTATTGCCGATGTCAGAGTAGCAAAACCTGACGTACCTACACTTGTTGATATCGATACACTACTTGATAACGTTGACGTTGTAGACGCAGTTATCGAAACAGGCAACTCCACAATAGAAGTGACAGATGCATTTGCCGACGTTACAGTTGTACTTTGCCTTTGAGCATCCGCTGTCAGTTGTGCAAAACCAGATGTACTTGTAGTTTTGTTTTGTTGTGCAGCTACAGTTACTGTTGCAAATGCAGATGTTGTAAAGGCAGCGTTTCTCTCAGCAGACGATGAGAGAGTTGCGTATGCAGATGTAGTATCTGTGACCACATATGAAACAGAACTGGAAAACGTTGCGTTGCTAGATGTAGACGCAGAGACTAACTGGACTGCATTACTGGTTGCCGTAGCAAACGCAGACGTTCCTGTTGATACCGATTGTGATGCCGAGCTAGTAAATTCAGCCCTACTACTAGTATCAGTAACTGCATTTCTAATAGCGTCAGTAGTTAAAGTAGCGTTAGACGTGCTTGTTACAGAAGCTGAAGTTGACGCTGTATTAGATACTGTCGCAAAGCCAGATGTCGTTGTTGTTGAAGGTCTTGTTACGCTACTAGAAGCTGTTGCATTACTGCTAGTGTTAACCAATGCATTCTGTACAGCATTGCTTGCAACTGTTGCCCTGGACGATGTTGTTACACTGCCAAATACAGTCGCAGTGCTAGATAAAGTAGCCTGACTAGATCCCGATGTTGAAATAAACTGAGTTGCGCTACTATCTAAAGTAGACTCAGTAGACATTGAACTTGATGCAGCTAGGTTTGTTTCCGATGATGCAACTAATTCAGCATATCCAGATGCCGATGACTGTAAGGAATACCTAACAGACGCAGACAACGTAGCGTTACCACTAGTAGACGCACTAATAAACTGAGATGCATTACTAGTAAATAATGCACTAGCAGACGTATCACTTTCGGCATTTGAATTAACTGAAGCAGAAGATGTAAACGTAGCATTGCCAGATTGTAATGACGCTACGGAATAAATAGCTGACGATGAAAAAGCGGCTGTACTACTGGTTGATGTAGATGATAAGTAAGATGCCCCTGATGTAACCGTTGCAAAACCAGAAGCGTTGGTTACTACAGGTCGAACTGCATTTGCAGTAAACGTAGCAAAACCTAAAGCGGATGGAATAGATGAAACTACATCTAATCCAGACGAAACATTGGCTGTTGCACGAGATGAAACACTAAACGCAACAGAAATTGTCGGGGTGACCGACATTGTTGCCTTTGCGCTTTTAGATGTAGATACACCTATTACAGCACTGGAAGTAGCTGTAGCAAAACCCGAAAGGCTGGATGCATTTGTGACTGGCAATCCGCCAATCGGTGCACCCAGCCTTGCCGCTACAAAGGCTATACCTATATAGCCAAGCGGTATGATCGGCATTATTCGAGGCTTATGGTTATGTTGTTAGCAGCAAATGTAATTGTCTGTCCGTTACCGAGTGTTACACTGCCACCGGTGATGTCTCCATAATAAAGAATCGACGTATCGGTTGATGCAGTACCACTAATAGTTGACGATGTACAGACTGCAATACCCGCAATAGTAATCGTTCCGCTTGCTGTAAATGTAACAGCATTGCAGTTACTTAAGCCAGCGCTTCCAGCAGTAGCAGCCGTAGCCGCAACACCACCAACGCCAAAGCATTGAGATGTTGTAGCGGTCATTGCAATTCTTGCAGTGTAGCCAGATCCAGATGCATTCTCCGCTAATGATCCGTCAGCTGTTACGTTTGTCATCAAGGCAATGTATAACGTTGCCCCACCAGTTGCAGTCCTAGCCGTTCCACGCAGTGTTGTGTTTAGCAACTCTGCCTCTAGGTTGTTTGTCATAGCCGTTGTTGTTGGCATTTCTTATCCCACCTTTGTAATTGGATAGGCCCCTGAGCTAGTTACAATAGCCATTGACCAGATTATGGTTGTATCTGCTTCATCATATACGTTCACTGCCGTACCACTAGATGCATCAACCTTATTACGTAGTATACGCAATGCGTTCCTCACAGTTCTTTCATTCGCCGTTGTAGACGTTTCATTACCGGAACTATCGAGCTTCCTTGCAAGTATCGCATCAGCAATTGCACCTAAAGCTGATGACGCTAACTCAGCACTTGTAATCGCACCCGTGGCTATAGCAGTAGAGTCAATAGCCCCAGAAGCAAATGAAGATGATGTAATTCCGCCTGTACCAACAGATCCTACGGAACCAGATACAGACGTTATTTGTTGTGATGTAGCAATAGTTGTTGCTGTTAATCCAACTGTAGTTGTTGGAGATCCAACGTTTGCCCAGTCTAATCCAGCCTCACCACCAGTACTTACGTCAAGAGTACGACCAGGTGATGTTGAGTATAAGTAAGCCTGATTGCGAAGTGTAAATCGACCAACACATGAACCAACCACGCTAACGGTATCTACAGTTCCTGTTGTTATAACGCACTCAAAAGTGCCACCGTTTGCATAGAAAGTACCATCGGTTGATGTGTCGATCCTGACATGATTAAGCCCAGTTACCGAATCAAAGTCAGCAGTGAGAGTTACACCAGTAGTGCTTTGAGTGGTGCTGTTATCTTTATATACCGAGATAACAGGTGACCCAGCAAACGTAAACGTTGCACCAGATGATGGTCGAAACGTAGTGAATTTAAAATCGATGATTCCACCAGCTGCGTAATCACCAAGGTATTTACTCATCCTACGTAACCTCCAAGAGGGTTGGCTGCAACTCCTGATGTGTACAGTGTAGTCTGCTCTGATGCACCAATAGATGGTGGGTTTGGACGAGTAGTACTATGAACGTCATTTGTCGGCGCACCTGTAGCAGTACCATCACCGTTAAGGACATTGGCAACGTATGGCATATACCAAGGCATTCTAGGAGTGTAGTCAAACAGGAATGACATACCCATATCAATATTCAGGTTACCAACCAGGTTTGTGTTATTACCGTTAGTTGCTATGTTAGTCGTTGGTGTCGAACACATTGCAAACCTGTTGTAATCTTCTGTAACTTGACCAGTTGTTCCAGCCGATATACCAGTGGCACAAAGATAGAACAAAGAATTTGTAACAGTAACGCCGTTTGTAGCGTAGCGCCCAGCAGCAACGGCAATACCGGTAGGTGCAGTCATAGTGCAGTTTGTAATTGTTACGCCAGATGCTACACGAAGTGTCCCTGTACCAGTGCCGACAAAAATTGCACGTTGTTGCATAGAGTGCAAAACACAATTTTCTATGGCTAGATTTAAAGACCAATCACTACCACCACCAAAGTTTGGAGCAATGAGTAAGCAGTCTTGAATGGTGTGAATAATACAACGTCTAATATTGCACCCTAACGCAACACTAGCACCAGATGAGAGAGCTATTGTTCCCTGGCTACCATTGATTAGTACACAATCTTCAACGTCAATATTGATTGATCCAGAGTTGATGTCAATACACCGAGAAGCATTTTCCATCCTGATTCCACGAATAGTGATGTTGTCTCTGGAGTTCATGCTTAATAGGCTTACGCCAGACCCTGCCGCATCATCAGAGGTTAGATAACCTGACCACCTAACTTCACCCTTCGTTCCAAAAATAGCACCATCGTAATCACCAATTACAAAAGCGCGTGTAGTAGGCGATGTGTTTAGTGCTGTAACTGTTTCACGATATACACCTGGTTCAACATACACAGTGTCACCACTAGTGAAACCCGTTGTTGAAAAGGCCTTGGTAAAAGTAGCCCAGGCTGTAGTTGTACTAGTACCCGCAGCTGAATCACTACCTCCGTTTGCAGGAGTCCTTACGTAGTACGTAGCCATTAAGGAGTCACTTCGTCTTTTATGTAGGTAATGAACATACCCAAGATGTCGAGTTGAAAGTCTTCCGTCTGACTGTTCCACCAGCCATTAATATCTGTTCCATCTGGCCCAAAGTCAGCAACCTTGTTGCCTTCCGTGTCATACACGTCTGCCTTAATAATCCAGTTTGGGACAGGAGATGTTACACGAATGTATTCAACATTTTTTAAAACAGTTATCATTATGCACCTCCTGTCGGATCAACCGTTACATCTGACGTGTTACTTACTGTTCCACTCCATGCAATGGTTGAGTCATCCTCTTTGTATACAGTCATAGTACCAGTGGCTACAGAGACTTTATTACGCATTGCTCGCATAGCAGATCGCACAGTTCGTTCGTCTAGTGTGTCCGTCCCACTACCAGTGCTGTCTAAATTCCTATTAAGTACAGCGTCCGCTATTTGTATTGCAGTTGGGGCAGTTCCTGTTGAACTAGAATTTAACTTAGCACCTGTTGTACCAGCAGTTAAATGACTTGATAAAACTTCATCCCATACTGCACTTGCAATTGCAACAGCAGTAGGAGGAGCGGTTGCTAACGAATAGCCAGTCTTATCACCGTTGCCAGTTATAGTCCTGGTTGTTGCTGACCAAACATCCGTGGCTACTAGCGTCGAACGTGAAGAAACAGTAGCGTTCAAGTTGTCTACCAGTAGTTTCCCAACAGAGTTTAATACGGTAAGGTTAGACGTTAATCGATCCCATATTGACTGAATAGCAGCAGCACCTAATGCACTAGTCACTGAACCAACACTTCCAGTCGTATTAAAAGTCTGCGATGTAGCCAATGAGTAAGAACCTTTATCGTTGTTTGTTCCTACCGTTACAGCACCTGTGGACAAAGATATTTGACCTGTTCCAGTACCTGGGGAAAGCAATACAGATGCACCAATGTCACGAGCTGTCTGTGCAGTGCCGTTGATCTGCAATGTATTGACAGCACCACCCGCAGCGACTGATAACGGAACACCATTAATTGCGCCAGCAACAGCGCTGGGAAGTGAGGTCAACCCCATTCGTACGCCGTCAAATACATCAACTGCTACAACTTCAATCTCAAGTACAACAGGAGCCATATTGGTTGCTCCCTTAAAATAGATGACAGTTATACCAGCGGTATCTAACGCAGCATTAGGTATATCAAATCTATAGAGGCCGGGCATATTCGTGGCATCTACTTCTTTGAACCCACCTGTTGACCATGCTGTTGTAATTAGCGCAAGAGTAGCCAGTGTTACTGATGTTGCAGCACCTAACGCACCTTTACGGTAATAGCAGGTTAATCCAGCTGAGTTAAATACTAATCCAGTTAAACCAGCTCCAACTGTACTTGATGAGTTCAACACAAAGATATCTATGGTCTGAGAAGTTGAGCCAGATTTAATCCATCGTTTACTCATGTCAGCCTCTCATTCCGCCAGTCATTCCCGGATGAACTAACATGCCGCCAGTTGCTCCACCTGCATCTAAACCTGTAATAATCGCTTGCATTGCAAAAAGTCGGTTAGTGTTTTCAGTCCATGCACCAGCGTTGGTTCTTTCAGTGTACTGAATGTCAGTAGCAGTTCCAATTACGGCAGTTTTATCTCCATCAGTTCTAAATGTAAAATATTGTAATGGACCCATTGCAGTAGTAGTCGCTGGCCTTACCACAAGCCTGTAATAAGATCCTGCGGTAAGAGTAGGTAATGTAGTGCCAGTAAACATACAATCTATTGCTCCTTGAGCAGATAAATTCCCAAAACTTTGGTCGTATGTATATGAGGCTAACACCGTTGTACCGTTAGTATCGTATAAGATTACGTCAAAATCAGTAGCTGGCAATGTGCCAATTCTTGCACCGGCTACTTGGTAAAAACCACACGTTCCAGTTGGAATTCTGAAATACATTCCGTATTCATCTGGAGTACTACTACTACTATTGTTTAAAGAAACAACAGTTTCATATGGATATCCGAAGGTTTTTGTTGATGATCTGTACAGAAACGTAGGTAAATCAACATCGTTATCAGCGTATGACGCGCCTGTCATTCCAACTGAATAAGGAAATCTAATATCTGGATAAGCTGAGTTGAATCCTGTGCGTATACTTAACAAATTTCCAGTTGTCCAAGTGCCACTTACTGGATCCATTACAATACCAAATCTAGTACCACGGGTAATTACTACTGATGTTGTTAGTGTTGCAATAAGATTTTGACCTGCGGTTATACCTGAAGTAGCATTGAAGTCTTGATAGGCTGTTCCAGCTGCACCACTAAACGTTCCATTTGCAAATGTAGGTGGCGAAGTTGTAGGAAAACCCGTAGTCGCATCTACGTAACATATTCCAAAACGCAAACCTGACGTTGCGTTTCCCGGCGATCCAGTCCTAGATACAATGTATGCTCCTACAGCCGTTATAGTCATATCTTCAGCTGCTTGGCAAATCCAACCCTGTACGTCACCAGTGCCATCTATATTGGCTGTTGCCTCTGCAATTATGCCAGTGTGAGGCATGATGACTTTTGGGTATAGAAAGTCTATTTCTACTATAGCCAATTACTCACTAACCTTCTTAAGAGCTTTCTCAATAAGGATATTAAAAGCTTGAACAGTTCTAAGCCCAAGTGTGCCAAGCAGAAAGGATAAGCCAATCATCTGATGTGGCTGCTCCCATCCAATTTGTTTAGCAACCATAGGAGTCAAGTAAATTGCAGACGCAGTACCAGACAACACTGTAATAGCCCCCTGGATTACATTCTTAATCTTCTTCCAATCAGTGCCAATTAAAGCACCGACGAAACCAGCAAGTAGCGTGTTCAAATCAATCTGAAACTTATCCATTATCCCTGTCCTAACACTGGAGGTATTGAGAATGGACCACCTACTTGTTTGAGTCCTGCGTCCAGTTGCATAAAGAGCTTCATACGCCCTTCGTTATACCAATTCTTCCAGAACAGTCTGTCCCCTAGTGTTGGGTCATCAATATTCTTCATGATTAACTTGGTTGCAACCCAAGCAGGAATCATCTGTTTCATAAGGTCATCTGGGATAAACGACAGTGATGTGGAAGTAGCGTTAGTAATATCGGGTATTCCGTAACCGTAAAGTTTTACAACGGTATCTGTTGCGTTTGAGCAAAATGGATAAAGGCTAACAGAATAGTTATCCATCCTATACCAGTTAGTAATACCTGCCGATGTTGTAACGACTGTAGAAGCATAAGCTAGATCGTTAGCACGTACGCTTGATTCAGATGCGTGAACTAATCTTGTAGAGCCAATGTATGCATCTGTTACAAACCAAATTTTAGACAAAGCAGGATTAGGTTGAAGTGCGCTGGTCAGCAACATATTCCTAGTATTAGTAATGTAAGTTAACTCACTATAAACCTGGAACGCTACGCAAGTTCGACAGATCTCAGATACTGCTTCGCCTATGAAGCTACGTATTGTAGTATCGGATTCATTACCAGCAGCAACTGTGCCATCACCGGCACTCACAATGCCCAACGTGGAGTTTGTTGCTTCGTTAAGCAACTTATACGTCTCAGTGGTTAACTGAGCCATTGTAAGAGCCATTAGACTGGTCTCCTTGCGTAACTAGCCGCAAACGATTCAACCATACCAAGTCGATCAGTATATTGGGCCTGGTACAACTGAAAACCATCAACGTCTTTAGATTGCATTGCTCTTTGAGCCAAAACACCATACACCAGGCAGTCGTGGGCTACTGAAGGCAGTGGACATTCGGTTGCATCCGTAACGGTCTGAGCAACTCCATTAGAATCGTAAACCCAGTAATCACCAGGAATTGCATATCCTTCAAGCATCAACCCTTGAGTAATAATAGCCGCCGGTGGTGGATATACGGACACCTTATTCATGCCGGTGAACACGGCTATCGTTGGGAATGCAGATGATCCGTCATTACGAACCATATCAACCTTGCGGTTGTAAGCGTCTAGGATGCGCATACGTTGCCAGTCACCGCCGGTGTTTTTAACCTGGACGTTACGTACGCGATAAATATCAGGAGCGCAGTACTCTGATGTATCAGCAGCCAGATCAAGATACCTTCTGCCTGTAAAGCAGTCAGTTGACCTGGCTATCTGATTAGTGACTTCCAGAATGAGGAGGTCAAGACCAAACGGATCCTGGTCCGAATCGGAACCAAAATAGTGACGTCCAAGAAGACGTATACGCCGTTTGATCTCACCTCTAGTCATTAGGAATAGGCTCCATCACGGGAAGTAACAATGTCACACCGTACTGTTGCAGTAGGGTTAATTGATGTTCCACTAAATGTACATACCGCAGAAAAACGATAGTACTTATAGTTATCTTGCTGGATACCAGATGCATTTGTGGACATACCAACTGGCGCAACTATTGGTAGAAAGATTTCCCCACCAAAGTTAGGTGCATTGATTGATACGCTTGTAGATGCGGCTGTACCTTGCACATAGTTATTTGCAGTACCGACACCAGCACTGTCAGCAATTACACGGAAGAAAACAGATGTTGCAACACCAGTGTTTGCTGCACGGGTGACAACAATATTCTGTCCATCTACAATGGTATATGCAGAACCACCAACGCCATCTAGTCCAGCAGTAAACGTACCCTTGATCTGAAATACGTCACCAGGTGCAATAGGCGCAGGAGTTACTTTACTGATTGAGAATGCACCAGTAGTACCAGTAAAGGTAATAGGCGCACCACCTGGTGTAGCGGAAAGCGTAATGTTCGACTGTGGAGTTGCGGCAGCTGCTACTGGGGTTGAACTAACTACGTAATACGGTGTACCAGTTGCAAATGGAGCAGTGGTTGCCGCAAACGTAAACACATCACCCACTACTGCGTATGGCGCAGCAGGGATAGCCGAGTTTCCGTTAGTAAACGTAGGGCTTGACGTTGCGTTTACAATATGAGGAATTGTCAAACTCTGTGCGCTAATAGCAAGGGATCCTTGAATGTATACATAGTGCGTTTTCAATGCATCTGTATCAGTTGGGAATTGACTAACCTGAGTCCAGGTGTTTCCATCCTTTGATGCCGATGCATGAAAGTGGAAGTTGTATGTACCAGATGCAATTGGAACAGCTGCATATGTTGGTTGACTCAGAATAAACCTAGCCCACAACTGTGAGTGTGTTCCATTTGATCCAAATGGTTCAACACTAACAGTTGGGCTGTAGTACGTAGTAGCACTTACCCAAGGAGACGGCGCATTAATTAGTGCCGACTGAGTAAGCAAAGCGTCTTTTGCCATAATATTCCTTTCAAAAAAGGAGAGGGTTTTCCCTCCCCTCTATATTAGATACCGCCGTCTTTTGCGTTAACAATCGCACCACTAACTGTGGCTGTAATTGTCCAAGACGAACCAGCCGGAGCGTTGTTTACACCAGTACCCAAAACGCGAGTCATAATTCGCACTCTGAAATATCGGTAGTTATCTTCCGCAGCACCACTAGCGTTTTGTGAGATTGTTCCAGCAGGTGCGTACAACGGTACAAACACTTGACTCGAACTATCTCCACTAATCGTGGTAGCAGTAGCATATGCAATCTTCAACGCAGATACATCAACAGGTAAGGTTGACACAATACTAAAGTTTGTGTTGTCCTTACTTGCTTCGATTATTGGAATTACTGTCCAATAATCACCAGTACCACCACCAGTTACAGCTGTAGCGTTTACGTTGACTTTGATAAACAACTCAGAACGATTGTTTTGTCCACCGTAAACACCAAGGTCTACAAATGCTGAACCTGCGTTGAGAAGCAAGTTTGTAGTACCAGTTGAGTAACCAGTAGTTGCTGTAAGCGTAGGGGCTGCCAATGTACTTGCGCCGGATAGCGTAAGTGAACCAAAGTTGAGAAGAAAATCTCTTGCCATCAGTTACTCCTTATGCAACCTTGATGTTGTAGACACGTCCTACAGCACGTACGTGAGGCATCCAAAGACCAACACCCCAATCGAATACGATGTTGTGCAGAACGCCGTTTTCCTTGGATAGACCAAGGTACGTAGGTTTGAATGGACCAGACTGCCATCCTGTTGCGTAGCCGGAGCCGTAGCGAACAGCATAGATGGATTCAAGTCCAGTAGCACTTGTTGCTTCAACACCAGCTGCTGTTTCATCCTTTAGGACGTGCGTAATACCGTCTGCACGACGACCAACGGAGCGAACCGTTGCAGCCTTGTACTTTTCAACAGGACGATCAAAAGAGTCCTTGGTAATGTCGAAGCCTGCGCCTATGCCCATATTCCTGATGGCCCACTCAATTCGACGCTTGACGCGCTCTGATACGTAAAGAACCACGCCATCTCCATCAGGACTGTTCATGTTGTCAAGAAGTTGCTGGATGTACAGCATCATGTTGTTAGCAATAGCAGAAGCCGAGGTTGCAGTTGTAAGGTCTACACCAGCTGCGTTGACCGACATTTCCGAAGGAATGTCAAACTGGTCTGGGTTAGCCAAACGATAGCGAAGTCCAGGGAAACAATCGACATCACCACTAGCAGCGGTTGGGTCGTTGTTTATGAATTTCGTATTGAAATCATAAGCAAACGATTCCATGAAAATCTGTACCTGTGCTTCGATTGGATCAACAATGTTGTTAGGTTGATCAAGAAGTACGTGGTCTACCTGGATCTTGTTACGTACAAGATACATGGATTCTTCGTACTGCTTTGGTTTACCCTTACTGACTGTCGGCTCTTCGTTGACCGTTGCCCAGTTAATCGTCGGAAGCGAACCCTGTTGGTTCGTAAACCGAACGCCAACCTGGCGAAGGGATGGAGAGGTTGTCAGCGGGATGTCCTTAAGAGCATTCCACGTTTTGTGAAGAGCCTTTGTAATTTCTTTTACAAGAGGGTCATTAGAGATGATTGCCTGATCGGCGAGTGTAAGAGCCTGTGTATCAAGCAGGACTGCACCAGATGCGATTGCCATAATGTTCTACCTTAAAGAGTGTTTTTCCCCCGGACAATTCCAAGCAATGCACCAATCGAGGAACCTCGCTGCTGTTGTACTCCGCGTCCTGGTGGTGCTGGCACTGCTGTGTTTGCATTTCCCATTGGCTGTGGACTACGTTGCGATCTCGACAGACGGCTTGTAATTTCCGGAACTAGACTACGAGTAATAGTACGCACTTGCTCATGTACTGCTTGAGCCGCTTGTTCTGGAGAGAACCCAGCGGAGATCAAGTTATCCACAAGTTCAGGCGCACGTTGTGCCAGTGGGTATTGTTGAACAGCATAATCTCGTTGCTGAGACAACATATACTGGTTAACCTGAGCCATCTGTCCCTCATACCGTTGCTGCATAATTTCAGCGCGGGCCTGAGCTTCTGCCAGTTGTGGATCCATTAACTGTTGATCCGCCATCTGGCGATATCGGTTTTGGATTTGATATTCGCTCCGCTGTTGCTCTTGTTGAGCAAGCATTGCATCTACCGCATCCGCATCCTGATATCCTTGTGACTCAAGATTCTCAATGACACGACCCCAACGATTGAATCGTTCTTCGTACTCGGTGGCTTGACGCGCTCGTTCGTTGACTTCACGGAATCGCTCATATGGAACAGCACCAGGTTCTTCTGGTTCTTGCTCATAATATTGACCCCGGTCAACGCCAAGCAGTTCATCCGTTAATGCGTCATAATCTGTCTCATCAACTTCAGCAACTTCGTCATAACCATCGTCCGCAGTTTCGTAACTTCCGTCAGTCTCACTTGTCGCCCATTGTGAGTTACCTTCAAGACCGGCGTTATCTTGAATGAAGTCTGCAACTGCGTTTCCCAAACCGCCTGGTGCTTCCGCTGGTGAATCG